GCAACTTTTTGAGTTACAGCTTTTTATCTCGGCACGGGAAGAGAGGCTCGAACTCTACAGAAACTTTGTCCTTCTTTCCCAATTCTGATATTCAAGCTGCTACGTTTTCGATTGTGTTATTATTCTATTTTCTTGGTCCCAAATTTGTCTGATTCTCAGCGGAGTTAATCAATTGATTCATTTGTTCTAAAAGACAAATTCTTTTATCTTTCTCTTCAATGAGGCGTTCCAGTAGTTCAATTTTTTCTTTGTATCGTTGCTCATTATTCCCATGAGTAGATGGACAGGCTTTGAAAGGTTTTTCTCGTTCAAAAAACAAATCCATTGATACCCCGAAAAAGTCTGCTACTTTCTCAAGACGTTTAACTGTGGGATTTCCATTTACAATTTGACTGAGGGAAGAATTGGCTTCTGTTCCAAGGTAACTTAAAAGTTCCTTATTATGGATATTCTTCTCCGCCAATAATTGTTTAATTATTTGTCCATTATACATTATCGTTTCATTAAAACTTGAATTAAGCGTTCTTTTTCATTAAGTAATTCTTTTAGATGCTCTATTTCTTTTTGGCATTCATGTAGTTGGATATTACCTGTCACATTATTACCATTTCCATTTACTGTATGCCCGATATTCAAATGAGATTTTTCTCGTTCAAAGAACTCATCTATTGATACATCAAAGAAATCTGCAATTTTTTCAATTGTAGTACAATTGGGTATACTTATTCCTTTAATTATATTATCTACAGTAGCTTTTGTTATACCTGCATAAGTATATACATCTACTTTTTTAGCTCTTTTTTTGTCTATTAAATCATTTATAATCTGTCCTTTAAACATATATACTTAATTTATAATAGGTATAAATTAATATACCAACACTAATTAAAAGGTATATTATAATATACTTTATGGTTTTATTTCTATACATTTGCACTATAAATTTAATAATAAATACGATTGCAATAAAGACAAACCTCTAAAAAGTAATATATATGATTATATCTGACTATTATTCATCACTCGGAATCAAACAGAAATCCGAGTTTATCAAAAAGGTTATTGAAACATGTGGATTTTCTTATCCCACTTTTATGACAAAAATGCGTAAAGGAAGTTGGTCTAAATTGGAGCGTGAAGCTATTGAAAGAATAATTAGGGAGGATAAGCATGCAGACACGGATTGAATTCTATAATACGCCTGAAGGCAATATAGGATATTGTCAGGATAGCCAGCACTGTATATTAACTGAAAATACAGTAGACATTATTGAAGAAGTGCTGACTACCGTACATGATTGTTATGCGGATGCGTACAAAGCCTTGGAGCAATGTTATATCCGTTCACAGAAAAACACGCGATATTATCGCTATCTGATGGCTAGTCGTTTTCTCCGTTGTAATTGTGGTGAATCGGATACACTCAAATGGGATTTGGATCAATATGGCAATGTAAATATAGAACAGGTACACTGTCCACTGAGAGGTAGTGGAGATTGCCGGCACGAAGGCATTATCTGTATGCCACAGCGTACTTCTATTATTAAGGGTAGACAACTGGAGATTGCAGAATTACTGGCTGAAGGATACAGTAATCAGGAAATAGCCGATTTACTATATATTTCCATCCATACCGTACACAACCTGATACAACAGATTAAGTTCAGGTTGAAAGTGGACAATACCCGGGAGATAGCTTCCTGGTATAATAAAACGTATAGCCATGTATAACTATAAACGACACATGATGCAAGAACTGAGTAATAAAAATCGCAATCCGGAAATACAAGTTGCAATAGCTGGTATTGGTTATCTCTCTCCCCATGGAGAAGATTTAAAAGAGATTGCCAGGGCAGAATTGACGTTCATTTATGAACATCTGAAGTCCTATTCCCAAAATGAACAGATCTTCATTCTGGACTTTATGACTGGCGAAATAATTGATAAAACTCTAGAACTTGAAAATGAACTATGAATAAACTACATAAAATGCATGAATGGGAGGTCTGTAATCCCGGTTATACCTTTGAACATGTGTTCTATACCGAGAGATCTCAGGAAGTCCGCAAAATCACCGGTACGGTACCAGTGCTTAAACGTGAACTTATAAACGGTGCCAAAAGAAATGTATCAGCTCATAGGAGAGTGCGATGGGACGGGTTCGGACGCTGCTATTCCATAAATAGCAATTCTCGGTTACGTCAGTATGACATCACTTTTCCAAATTAGTATTCAGCTTTTATTTACACGACAAATCACCGATATTCGTCGTATCTAAACTCTCTAAGACATGATATCTAATAGTGATATTGAAAAAATTCTCGACCGTGCAGACATAGTGGACGTGATATCCGGCTTTGTAGAACTGAAGCGTGCTGGTATTAGGTACAAGGCTTGCTGTCCGTTCCATTTAGAAGATACTCCTTCTTTTATGGTGGATCCTGGACGGGGTACTTGGTATTGCTTCGGTGCCTGTAAAGAAGGTGGTAATGTCATTAAGTTTGTGCAAAAGTACAATCACATGAATTTCCGCGAGGCTTGTCTTTGGCTGGCTGACAAATACGGGATACACATCGACGATGAACAGGAGAAACCTTCAGCTGACGAAATACGTCGTCAGAAGAAACGCGAGTCTATGCAGATCATCAATTTGTTTGCTGCTGAGATATTCCTGCAGAACCTGTCCCGTCCGGAGGCAGATGCAGCCCGTGCCAAGATCCGACTGCGTTGGGGAGAATCATTCCCGGTCGAAATGGGTATCGGATATGCCTTGGCGGATTGGTCTCAGTTGTCAGACATGGCAGCTGCCAAAGGGTTGTCACTGGAATTGATGGAGGAAATGGGACTTATCCGTAAGAAGAAAAACGGGGGATACTATGATTTCTACCGTGACCGCATCATGATCCCAATCCGCGACCGCTTCCGGAACATTATCGGATGGACGGCCCGTGACATGAGCGAAGTGGATGGTACGCCTAAATACCTGAATTCCTGTGAAAGTGACTTGTATCATAAAGGAAACAGCATTTTTGGCATAGATAACGCTATTCGTCAGGCAGCTAAAGAAGAGAAATTCTATTGTGTGGAGGGGGCGCCTGATGTTATGCGCTTGCAATCCATTGGAGTTAACAATACCATTGCCTCATTGGGTTCTGCCTGGACTAAAGGACAATTCGAACAGTTGAAACGGTATGCTACGACACTGTGTTTTCTTCCTGATGCCGATCCTAAACCGGTGAATGAACCTTATGGTACCGGCATAGCTGCTGTGATAAAAAGTGGTGTGATGGCTATGGAGTGCGGTTTTTCTGTTTCTGTACGTGAGATTCCGCTGGGTGAAGGTAATCTGAAGAATGATCCGGATTCATATTGTACTAATATCAGTCGTTTTAATCAATTAGAGGAACAGGACTTCATTACCTGGTATGCTGGATATGCGTTCAACAAAGATGGCACAACTGAAGACAAGAGCGCAGCGGTAAGTCAGATTGCTAAACTCGTGGCCCTGGTAGGTGATGAAGTCAAAGAAGCCATGTATCTGGCTAAACTGAGAGATACATACAACAATAAGAACCTTTGGTCGATGGCTATCAACCGGGAAAAGAAAAAGATAAATGAATCCAAAGCCGGGAAATCACAGGTTATCAATAGGGATCTGTTGGCCAAATATGGTTTCTTTGAATCCAACAACTGTTACTACTCTACCAATGAGGGCAAAGAGTTCCAGTGGTCTAACTTCATCATGTTGCCCATGTTCCACATTAAAGATTCCATGATGCCCAAACGTCTGTACCGTATTAAGAACCAAAGTCGTCAGGAGGAAATTGTGGAGATGAAACAGGAGGATTTGGTATCGCTTTCCAAATTCAAGCAGAAGGTCGAGGGACTGGGTAATTATATCTGGCTGGCCAGTGAAAAAGAAATGACACGTCTGAAGATGTATCTCTATGAGCAGACCGAAACTGCTACCGAAATCACTCAGTTGGGATGGCAGCGTAAAGGATTTTATGCCTTCGGTAACGGCGTATTTGATACAGAATGGCATCCGGTTGACGAATATGGAATCGTTCGTCTGGGTGAAAAAGGAAACTTTTATCTTCCGGCAAGCAGTCTGATTTATCGTGATGATGACAAATTGTTCCAGTTCGAACGGAGGTTTGTCCATCTTAACTATTCTTCCATCAGTCTGAAGGAGTACTTTTCTAAACTGGTTGGAGTATTTGGTGACAATGCCAAGGTAGGAATCTGTTTCCTGCTGGCTACTTTATTTCGTGACATTATCACCGGATATACCAAAAGCTTTCCTATATTAAACTTGTTTGGTCCTAAGGGTTCCGGTAAGTCTGAACTCGGACATAGCTTGATGGCATTGTTTATTATCGAGAATATCCCGCCCAATATACAGAATGCAACCATTCCGGCACTGGCCGACCTGGTAGCACAATGCGCCAACGCCCTGGTACATATCGATGAATTCAAGAATAATATTGATATCGATAAGCGCGAATACCTCAAAGGACTTTGGGACGGTGCTGGCCGGTCACGTATGAACATGGATCGTGATAAGAAACGTGAGATAACCGCCGTAGACTCTGGAGTGATTCTTTCCGGACAAGAAATGGCAACTGCCGACATCGCTCTTTTCAGTCGTTTGGTGTTTCTGACCTTTGCTAAATCGGAATTTACAGAAGAAGAGAAACGTCGCTACAACGAACTTGTAGAGATTCGCAAACGGGGGCTTACCCACCTGACGCTTCAGATTCTTCGTCACCGTGCCCGTATGGAGCAACAGTTCGTCAGCAATTATCATACTTGTCTGTCCGACGTATTGGAAGCCCTGGGTGCCGAAAAGGTGGAAGATCGAATCCTTCGTAACTGGATTATACCACTGGCCGCGTTCCGTACGCTCGAGGGGGTACTGGATATTCCGTTTTCTTATCCGGATATCCGGCAGGTGACAGTAGATGGTATTCTGCGACAGAATGCTGAATGCAAGAGTAACAATGAACTGGCTAATTTTTGGAATGTCGTATCTTATCTGCAACAGGATGGCGAAATCTTCATCGAGGGAGATTACCGTATAGAATACCTGAGTCGCTTCAAAAGTAGCCTGGTAAAGATTGAACAGCAATATCAGGAACCAAAGGCTATCCTTATGATGCGTAAAAACCGTATCTTCATGTTGTATAAGAAGTTCGGCAAACAGGTGGGTGATTCAGTGCTTCCCGAAGGTTCGTTGATATATTATCTGGAGAACTCCAAGGAATACATGGGTAAGAAGAACTCTGTCCGCTTTAAGAATATCCAGCGAGGTGTAGAAGTCCAGAAGGTAGAAACGACCCCGACCGGAGGTCTTTCCTATAAGAAAACTTCTACTCCGGATATAGCCCTTTGCTTTGATTATCGCATGATACGTGAAACGTATAACATTAACCTTGAAGTTGAGGTAGAAGGTCAGGAAAGTGATGACTTGGAAAATGAATGAGCATTATTACTATAATAGATTGTCTGAGAGTGTAAAGGCAGCCGCTGTGAAGTGGTTGCCTTTTTTATTTTTATATCCCTCCCTTGAACTTTTCAGTGTCTTCCCATGAGGCGAAAACCTCTTCTACACTTTCTACACTTTCTACAATGTTGAAAAAGAGATATTTATATATTCTACATACCTCCTACAATCTTTCTACATTTTTCTACAAATTGAAGAAAAACATAAAACCTTCTACAAAATGCTTCATATTCTACAATATTTCTACACTTGTAGAAATTTAAAAATCTCGTAAATAATTGATTGTCAGTGCTTATTTTGCGTTGTAGAAAGTGTAGAAGGTGTAGAAGGCAAAATATGTGTCATAGCTGGGAAATTTCTTTTGGATTCTAGGGCTAAAAGCCTTATTTTTGATATATATACTTGAAATCAAATGTAAATAATACTTTTCCCATGAGTAACATTGTTTTCTATATCCGTTTGGAGCCATATCTTCGTCAATGGCTTATACATGCTTTAGGTGATCCGGTTGTTTTTCCACCGCAAAGTAATGAAAATACTGTGATTCGACGATTCCTTCGCAAACGTCCGGACGATATTCATCCGGAACTGGCAGCCGATGGACTTACTGCTATCTGTATACCCGACAGCAAAGCTAAACCTCCACAGTATTACAATTATCTGGGCAAAAAAGCTAAAGCTGCCGTAAAAGAAACAATTGAGGACTTGTTTCGTGCCAATCTTTGGAACGAAATAAGCGATCTGACTCGGCGGAATTGTGGACTGAATAAGACCATTGCAGCCTGGTGTGAGATGCATGGTATTGATGATGACTACTCCGAAACTGTCCGTCAGAAATATTACCGAATGAGGGATTCCTATAATAGAAAAGGTATCTTTTTAGGTTCTTTAACCCGAAATCGCACGGATGAGTGAGAGGATTTTAAACAACACCGTACAACACCGAACACTGATAAAATTACTAAGAAATATGATTCATCTTCTTAAAAACATTTGCCGGGTAGAAATTATCGAAGCATATCATCTTCAGCATTCAGACATCATAGCTGAGCGAGGAGTCTGGCTGAATGTTTACCAGCAATTCAGCCAGATCGATACCATCGGACTGAGTTCTGTTGAGATTTCTGATAAAATAGAGAACAAACAGCGCATTTTTACCACTAAACTTACTATGTTTCGGAAGGAGAAGCTGCTACCGGGTGCTAAAAAGTTCTGTTTCCGTGTGACTACTGTCAGTGGCTCCCAGTTCTTGATAGGATGCGCAGACAAACCTTACCCGGTTATTCAGAACGAAGAGAGTTTTCCGTCAGCTGCCAGCGGAAAGTCTGGTGCAACAGTTACTGTTACCCTGACTTCTACCATTCCGATGCTTTCCATATTAGATTAAGGTCTTTTTATACAATCTATATAAGGTATAATATTGCGTATACAAATTTTTGACAATATGGAATATAACCTTAGTATTGATTCGCATATCGGCCCATGGGGATATTCGAAAAACTATATCCGCAGTCAGATGTCAGGCTTCAAGAATAAGCCTGTCAATGTGCGTGTATCATCGCTTGGTGGAGCTGTAGATGATGCCCTCGATATTCGACAGCAGTTTAAGGATCATGGCAATGTAACATGCTATCTTTTCGGCTATGTGGCGAGTGCAGCTACTATTTTGGCAACAGGGGCGAAAAAGACCTGTATGTCTAAATATGCTTTCTATCTTATACATAAAGTATCTAACTGGATTGATGCCTGGGGTAGTTACAATGCCGACCAGATTCAGCAGCTTATTGATGACCTGAAGGCAAACAAGCTGGAGAATGACAAGATGGATTTGGTACTGGCCAATCTTTATGCTGCTAAATGTAAGAAAAAGGTAGATGAAATTCTTCCAATCCTGAAAGAAGGTAGATGGCTTACAGCTCAGGAAGCACTTGAATATGGTTTTATTGATGAAATTATAGAAGAAGGCACTAAATTGAATTTTGATGATTCTATGAAGGCCCGTTTTAATATGTACCAACTCCCAGCTTTGCCGGCAATGGAAGACAAGAACAAAGTTCCTGAAGAAGAAGTAGCACCCAGTTGGTTCAATAACTTCATCAATAAGTTCTTTAAAGGACACCAGCCGGAAGTTGCACAGACACAAAATAAATCACTCAATCATTCACTGAAACAAATGAAAAAGGATTATCAGAAAGTCAATTCCATCTTGAAAATAGAGGGTGTGGAAGTTGACAAAGATGGTAAGGTGACGCTTACCGAAGATCAGGTCAAGGCCCTCAATGACCACATCACCAATCTGGAGCAGGAATCTTCTGATAAAGACAATCAGATTTCCGATCTGAAGAAGCAGAATGAGAACCTGCAAAAAAATGATGGTGAGGAAACCACACACATCAATGGTGATGAAGGAGAGGATGACGACATTACAAAACTCAACACAGCACAAGAAATGTTCAACGACGTAAAAGACTTGTTATAAGATGGCAGACACAACAGGACACGTAAAAATTACGGATGAGCAGCTGGCCAAGTCGGCTGTTCGTTATCGAAAGGAATTACTGATGATGCCGGTTCTGGCATTAGGTACAACATTACAACACATGACGCAGAGACCGGGTGTTCGCGGTAAAGAAGTGGTTGGTGAACTATCGGGTGATATTGAGCTGGGACCTTATGACGAAGGACGTGAAGATACTGATGGCGTAGGTATCAATCCACGTACATTGGAAACTTTCCTTGGTAGCGTAGTAAAGAAATTTTCTCCCAACTCAGTATGGCAGACTGTATACGGCAACTTGATTACGAAAGGCGAGGCTCTGAAAAATGTAGATATTGCCCGTCAGGTTTTGGCATTCCTGACTGCAAAAATGGGTGCTAACCTGAATGCTTCTATTTGGAATGCGAAACGTAACGATAGCGGTACCAAGACCAAAGAACTTTTCAATGGTTTTGATACCATTACCAAAACAGAAAAAGATGCAGCTAAAATCTCTACTGATTTGGGTAATATGTTCACCATCGAAGCAATTAGCAAAGACAATGCCGTAGATGTATTGAAATCGTTCTACCGTGCAGCTGATCCGGTTTTGCGGGAAACTCAGACTAAATTGTTTATACCTCAGGATGTATACGACAATTACGTAGATGATTATCAGGCTACAGTGGGGCACGTTCCTTACAATACTAGCTTCGAAAAGACTGTGCTTGAAGGCTCTAATGGTCGTTGCGAATTGGTTCCCCTGGCTAATAAAGCAGGTTCACCATTTATTCATCTGACTACCAGGAGTAATATGCTTGTTGGTTTCGGAAATGGTGCCGATGCTGAAAATATTACGGTAGAAAAGCATCACGCTTTCAAACTTGATTACATTGCTACAATGTACTTCGGTACAGAGTTCGAATCTATTTCTAAAGAGCGCCTGCTGGTTGGTACCATCGATGGTACGACTTCGGTTGTCGCTGGTATAGGAGGTTAAATTATGGCAGTAGATTGTACTAGTAAGGGGATGTATGAATCTCTTTCCTGGTGTCCAGGTCAGACATCTACACCAGGCATCAGACGTAAAGTATATTTTATCCCGAAGAGCTGGATTGAAAAATGGCCGGCACTTCCGGCTATTGAAGGTGCAGAGAGTATGGCTGCATTAGCGACATACGAAGGCGACTTTGTTCTGGCAGCTGATAAGAAATGGCAGTATATTGAACTACTGACCACAAAATCATCTATTAGTGCAGAGTCACAAGGTGAAATGCCTTCCAAGACTTTTCTGAATAAAGCTACATTGGTTCATGCTGGAACCGATGAAGAAGCATCAGGATTTTGTCGTCAGGCAAATATTGATGAATTAATATTCCTTTGCCAGCAGAAGAATGGTAAGTTCCGCGTAATTGGTTCAGAAGCGTTTGATCCTTCAGTCACCATTTCCCAGACTTCAGGAGAAGGAGATACCGGCACAGCAGGGACAACACTTGAGGCACAATGTACGGATGTTTGTCCGTCACCGTTCTATACGGGTAAAATCGAAACAGAAGACGGTGAAATATCCGGAGCAGATGGCAGCGCAATTCTGCCGGGCGGTTAATTAAAAGGATACTACAGTTATGTACATAGATGAACAGTTAACCATAGATATGCAAGGCTGGCTCAATACGGAGCCGGCTCAGCGTGACCTGATGAAGGGTGCAGAAATGGTACTTAAATTGACTCGCAACCGCTACCTTTATCAGAATATTTCCCGCAACCCACAGAAGTTTGCGAGCAAGATTGAATATGAGCTGAAAAAACACCTGACCATCCGCCTGGACCGAAAAACGATTCAGGACGTGGTTAAGATGGACAAAGAGCTGGTTCCAGCCGTAGCTGAAACGCTGGCCACTTTCCAGCCTGTAATCAGTTCCGACGACGACACACCTCAAGACGCTACCATCGCAAAGGGTAAACGTGTAGATCACAATTCATTGCCCGAAGAGATCCGCCAGCTCTGGGAGGAAAATAAGGATATCTACTTCCGCCTGAAGCAGACTTTTGAAACATTGAAAACCATGAAGGATGCTCTTCCATGCGACAGGTACGAATACCTGAAGCAACTGGAAGAGCTGGATGCCAGATATCGGGATAACATGAGCAAGTACGACCATTTCAATCCGGACAATCAGGGTGCCGGCGGTGCAGAGGGTGAATCACCTGAAGACCCCGCTGAAATGGCCAAAAAAGTCAGTGCAGCCCGCGGTTATCTGTCAGACAACAAAAAGAAACTGGCAGAGCTGAAAGAATCCGGAGATCAGGAGAAATACGAAAAGCTGCTGGCTAAAGTACAGCAGAGATACGACTTCCTTATCTCCACCGGAAACAACGTAGGGGAAGACCAGGTAAATGCCTTACGTGAATTAGGGTTAAAAGCATGAAACATGTAAACCGATTGCTGAAGCCGTTATCCGATGTGCCGTTACAGGCGTACCTGGATAACCGGCTTCAGCTTTTTGATGTACTCGAATACATCCTGTCACAAACCGGACCGGCTAAGGTCTATGTATCGACCTTTTCTACGTCCGAAGAGTTTTTGCGCAGGTTCTTTTCACTACGCAAACGAAAGATGATTATTCATTCCGTCCTGCTGGCCGATCTGAAAGCAGCCAAGAAAACTGTAAACTTGTACACTTTTATGTCTTCCGTGTTTGATGATGTGTACCTTACGGAAAATCATTCCAAGGTGCTGCTTATCGAGAATGACCGTTGGATGGTTACAGTTGTTACCAGTCAGAACCAGACACGGGGAAACCGGACCGAATGTGCGATGGTTACGACGCAACCTGACATCTTCCTTACCTTACGAGACCAGTTTTCCGAAATTATTAATACCCGTAGTATACACCTTAATGGAATTCACTTCAGCACAGATTGACAGAATCAAGAAACTTGCCACGATGCTCACCCCAGTATCAGACATTGCAGTTCTGATGGATGTAGACGAACGCCGTCTGCGAGAAATCATTTCCGACAAGTCCCATCCGGCCAGCATAGCCTACCGCAAAGGCAAAGCTGAACGGGCATTGCGGATTCGGCAAAACGAGCTGGAGCTGGCCGAAGCCGGAAGTCCGCTGGCGGTGCAGCTTGTGGGTTCCTACATCCGTGACATGGATTCTGACGAAGATTTATAACTATGCCATTACCTGCGACTATTGATATTGCAAAAGAAAATCTTTTTGCCTCGGTTGACGAGATGAAAGAGCGTAACATACCCGAAGTCATTCAGCAACGCCTGCTCCGGCTTCGGGATATGTATAATTACTGGCTTCAGTACCCACGTATACGGGAGCAGGAAATCGTATTGGAGCTTCAGAAACGATACCGGATTCAGAAGTCGGCAGCTTATGAGGATATACGTATTATCAAGTATCTGTTGGGAGATCTTAACAAAGCTACAAAAGATTATCACCGCTATCGTTTTATTCAACGAAACGAAGAAAGCTATGAGATGGCTAAACGTTTGAAGGATGCCAGGGCAATGGCTGCCTGTGACAACTATTACGCCAAATATATGCAACTCGACAAAGAGGATGCCAAAGATATGGGTTACGACAAGATTGTGATTCAGCCGTTCCAACCTGATAGCGATCCGACAATTTTGGGTATCAAACCCATACCCAACATCAGGCAGCGTATTGCAGATAAGATCAAGCAGTATATGAATGATGATGTTCAGGACATCCAGTTCGAGGATGCTGACTTCAACGAAGACGACATCTTCAACCCTAAAAAGTTACAGGAGGAACCGAAACCATGAGAGAATATTTTCACGAAACCCAGCAGCAGGTTCTTTACACTCCTGCTAAAGATATAGTTCTTTGTGCTGGGCGTGGTTGGGGTAAAGGTCCGATTCATGCCGCAATCAACTTGCGTAACATGCAGCGTATGCCCGGAAGCATCACTGGCTTTGTGGCGGCCAACTGTAAACGTGCCCTCACCAATACCATCCCGTCCATGGTGATCCACTGGCAGCGATGGGGATTCAAGCGTGATGTCCACTGGACAATCGGCAAGAAGCCTCCGAAGTCGTGGGGGTGGGGTGAGCCTATCTTCCAGCCAGACAACTGGGAAAATGTAATTTCATTTTATAACGGATCCATCGGCTACATTATCAGTCAGGACCGTTCCGGAACATCCAATTCTTTTTCTCTTGACTACCTCGACATCGACGAAGCGAAGTACATAGACTTCGAGCAGCTGAAAGACGAAACCCTTCCAGCGAACCGAGGTAACAAACAATACTTCGGTCATCACTACTTTCATCATGGCATGCTGATTACTTCCGATATGCCGGTGACAAAGAAAGGTTCCTGGTTCCTGGACTATGAAAAGAAATGCGATCCGGAACTGATTGAAGTCATCCAGGCGACAGTGCATGAGATTTGGCGAACAAAGAAACGAATCCGTGACCTTCAGGCTAAATCTGAATCTGTACCTTTGTATCTGAAAGACTATCTGCGCACCCTGAACCGTGATGTATGCCGGATGGGTTCTGTTGCCGTTTTATATCGTGAGTTTTCCACAATCGAGAATATGCAGTTGCTGGGCGAAGCATTCATTAATCAGATGAAGCGTGACCTTCCTCCGCTTACCTTTCAAACAGCTATCCTGTGTAGGCGTATTGGCATCAGCAAGGACGGGTTTTATTCCAGCATGACAGAAGGACACAAGTACAACGCTACAGACTTTAGTTACCTGGACAGTCTGGAATATCAGTTCGACAAAATCAAGGAGCCTTCCTGTCTGATGGATGCTGATCTCGATAGGGATAAACCTATCTGCATAGCATTTGACTTTAATGCAAACATCAACTGGTTGGTAGCCGGGCAGCCTGATAGAAATAAACTGAAGGTTCTAAAATCCTTTTGGGTAAAGTATGAACGTAAGCTCGAAGCTTTGATTGATGACTTCTGCAAGTATTACCGGCACCAGCGACGCAAGGAAGTGATATTCTATTACGACAGTACGGCCCTGGGCTCAAACTATGCAGTCAATGACGAAGACTTTCATTACGTCGTCGAGCGTGCTTTCAAGGATAGAGGTTGGGAGGTGCGTTCTGTCTATATCGCTAACCCGATGAAGCATATTGAAAAGTGGCTGCTCATTAATCGTATGTTTGCGGGGAAGGCAAAGCTCATCCCTCTCTTTAACGAACAGAACAACGAAGATCTGCTTATTTCTGTCCAGACAGCTGGTGTGTATAATGGTGGTAAAGACAAGCGAGGTGAAAAGCTGGCAGAAACAGAAGAAGACCAGCTTCAGGCTAGAACCGACGGTTCGGATGCTTTCGATACGTTGTGTATCGGTTGTGAACGTTTCCCCCAGATGACATTTGATATGTTTGTGACATCCTCTATGTAGTTTTTATTAATCTAATTAGTTTTATTCTTTGGGTAAGCCTTGATGACCGTGCAAATGGTTGTCGGGGCTATTTTTTTATGTGTGAGTTGGCGTATACCGTGCATGTAGGGAGGTGTATTGCTACATATTCCGCATTAAATCTGTTAATGGTTGTTAACTAATGCGTAGCGCGGTGGGGGGTCGGAAAACCGACGTCCGCATAAAATGCGGTATTTTGAGGGGGATAATCGATTGATTGTGTGCTGTTTTTGTATCGGATGAGCGGAAAATAAGAATAAATCCGCCTGTTTAAGCCTGTTTTTGCTTGCTAATTTACTGCTACACAATCTGCTGGCGCCCGAGAAATTCCCAAAATTTATCGGGTAGAAAGGTAGAAAGACACTCGATAGTCTTTCTGGCTGGCGATGGCGTTCACGCAGCGGCCCACCCGCCCCGTTGCTCTCCCTACTGGCGGTATAGCTAAAGCTATGTATTGTTTGACTGCTCTTCTTTGTCTGCTCTTCGCCAATAATTCGGTATCACTTCCGCTATGGTTTATGCCTTTTGTACCTGCAAAGGTAAATGTTCCGCTTCGTATGCCAAGTTCAGGCGCTGTTCTCGAAAAAATCTCCACCCTCACAGGACTCAGGTAGTATTCAAGGCTCTGCTTTTCGTGAAAACTTGTCTTTATACGCTTCGGAACACCTTTGCTGGCAGGTGTAAAAGGCGAAAACAAACCGTAGCGACAGCGAACGGAATAAAAAAAAGCTCAGAGCAGGAAGAGCAGAAAAAAGGCTCAACTCCCGAGCTCGGCACCAGAATAAATTTTAAGACCATGAAAACCTTTACCGAATCCATGCTAAACCAGTGCAGAAAGTACATGTTCAACTTCTTTGACTATCTGCCGACAAAGTACAAAGCCAGTTCAAGAGATTGGCAGGTGAGAAACTTTGTATGGGCATTCAAGGATGGGAAATGTGCCGTTTCAGCTGCACAGTTGGTAGCAAAGAAAATCCGTGAGCAGTTCGGAGAAGAAACATGTAACATCGTGTTTGCTTGCATTCCTGCCAGTAGCCAGAGAAAAAATGAAATCCGCTACAAGCAGTTTTCAGAGGAAGTTGCAAGGTTATCAGGTACAGTTAGTGCATACGACCATATCATGGTAGAAGGTGAACGGTTGGCAATTCATGAGAGCAACTCAGGAAAGCATGTCAATAATGTACAGATAGTCAATTTCGACAAGGAATTTTTTAAGGGAAAGAAAGTTCTAGTTTTTGACGATGTAATTACTCGAGGTTATTCTTACGCTCGTTTTGCTTGTCATCTTGAAACGTTGGGAGCTTCGGTTTTGGGAGGTATGTTTTTAGCAAGAACTTTATTTGTATAACAATTTAATAACCAACATTATGAAAGATTTATTCGAAATTTATGGTGAGTGCAGACATTTGTCAGACAGTGAAGTAGTTTATCAGTTGACAAACAACAGAGAAACCAGTAAAAGAGTTAATGAAATGTTATTGCGTGGCGATAATGTTTCAATAGAAGATGTTTGTCAGCTTTTGACACCGGCACGCAGGGACATGGCTCTCGCCGTGATTGAACTTTACAAACGTATCATAGACCGTAGGAGCAGCAGGGTAATTATCCGGCATAGTGAGGACATTTATAACTTGATGAAACCTTATATGGAAGATTTGGAAGTGGAGGAGTGTTGGGCAATTTACTTGAACCAGTCTAACCGTGTTGTCAGAAAACAACGTATCTCTGTAGGAGGTATAACCAGTACGCAGGTAGATGTAAGGGTCATTTTGCGTGAAGCTCTGAAATGTAACGCCACGTCACTGATACTTTGCCACAATCACCCGTCAGGAAACAGCCGACCCAGTAATGACGATAACCGTCTGACTGAATGTTTGAAGAATGCAAGCAATACTATGAATATAAAACTCTTAGACCATATCGTTTATGGTGATAAGGAATACTTTAGTTATGAGGACGAGGGACGCTTGTAGGGGTTGTAATCGGCTGTAGTAGCGTTTTAGGGAGGTGGGTAGCGTAACAGCCGCCCGCCGCCCGATTTTACCGCTTTGTCACTTCGTTGGCGGCAAAATTGGGCGGCGGGGAATAAGGTATTTGTTTTTTAACGCCTAAAATCGGCGAAAATGGATTGGATTTTTTCTAAAAGGTAGAAAATTTTCTATCAATTCTTTGGAAATGGTAGAATAATTACTACCTTTGCATTGCTGAACCAAAACAGAAAGGAGGAACAATGATAAAAAGTTCAGAATTTCATCGCCAACTGATTAAACGCGGAAAGAGGCGTGGATGGCATTGGGTGCAAGGAGAAGGTGACGGAAGTCATCGGATTTATGAAGACAAAAATGGGATCCGATATCCGGTCCCGTATCATGGAAGCAAAGAAATAGGCGAAGGCCTGAGGAAAAAAATCATTAAGGATATGGAGCTTGAATAAGCTCCTTCCTTAATGTTAAAATATAAGCTAAATAGAGCTTAAAACATAAAACCTAAATGGCTATGTTTACTATTAATGTTACAATCGAAAAAGGCGCTGATTTATTTAGTGCCTGGGCTGAAAACATCCCTGGAATTTATGGTGAGGGTGAATCAGTTAAAGAAGTGAAGGAAGATATTCTTAAATCAATTTCTTTGTTTAAAGAATATAATGATGAAAAGAATATTCCTGAAGAACTCAAAGGTGACTATGAAATCGAATGGCATTTTGATGTACAGTCATTTTTACAGTATTATAACGGCATATTTACAAAAGCTGCTTTAGAGAGAATTACCGGTATTAATCAAAAACAATTAGGACATTATGCTTCTGGTTTGAAAAAACCGCGTAAGGCACAAGTTGAAAAAATTGAAACAGCCTTACATAATTTTTTTGATGATATGCGTATGGTACATCTGGTATAAATTGTTTTTAGATCACTGTTTAATTCAACACTTTACTTTGACTGAAAAATAGGAGGAGCCTCTTTAGCAGGCTCCTTTTTTTATCCATTTCTTTGTCTGATTCTGAATATTTTGTAAGTTTGTGACTATTAAAATAATAATAAAAATTATAGTTATGGCAAAAGCTAAGATGATTTCTAAAATTGACTCTTCTAATAAAATAAAGATCCCTGCATATATTTCAGAACCAATAAATGAAGATACTTATGTTTATGAAACATATGATGCCATGGTAGATGAGTTAGAACGTCGAATTAAAAATTATAATAAGGGAACAAATCGAATAGGTAATCGGATAAAAGGTAAGACAATAGAACGTCAGATTACACACATTGATTATGCTAGATATAAGGATGGTAAAAAGCCTATTTTGCTCATCCGAATCGTCGAACAAAAAACCGGATATACAGATTTAGAAATAGATGGTAGTAAAAATGCAATCCTTGATCCAAGAGATATTTTACGTTCGAAATACAACTGCGCAGTATTATATCCTAATATTGACACTAAAGGTGATAAGATTGCAAACAATTGGTTAACATTTATTTATGTAGACCCAGGTAAAACAGATACAGATGTAATCAATACTGTTAAAACTGTTTTAGAAAGAATTTTTGAACTCAAGATTAAGAATATCAAACGTAAAGCAGCCAATGAATTATTAAAGAAATCAGTGTCTGTTCCTAAATTAACAGCTCAATATGTGAATGTACGCAATAATGAAGAAGATTCACTTAATATTGGTGGTGTTCAAGTGTCTGCAACTATAAAAGAGGTCAAAAATTTTGTTTTTGAGGATATACCTTCCGAAAACGTAGAAGAATATGTAAACTCAAAGGAAGATAAGATTCCTTATTTATCAAGAAATATTACAGTTTCTCTTGCAGATAAGCAAGATTTGAAGTATATTCATAGGAAAAAAGGGGAAGAACAACTTACTGTTAAGGATGTCATAGAACAAATGTATAATTATGAGACTAATATTGAACTTTCGGAATTCAATGAAATGTATGATCCTGGGTTCATCCTTAAAAAAGTGAAGGAGGCTTCATTGAAGATACTTGGAAATGAATGATTTACTCATAATCATATTAAAAAATATAGGATCGTTTGCTATCACTATGTTTGGTGTGGAGATAACCATATTTACAGTTATCTATTCTTTCATTGTGTCGAAAAGGAGTTATCATAAGGCTATTGCTTATAATATAAAATGTGGGCATGATGACACGCATTCTTTATTGGAGAGAAAATTTGCTTATGAATACATGAAAAGACTGAAAAAGCTGAATCTGTTTGTTTTGGCTTTAGCAGCTGTTTCATTGATATTGTATGGATGGTCCCTTTTTATTCCTCCAGTTTCGGATGAGGGTAAAGGTTTGTTGGGAGTACATGTGGCTTTAGGCTGGATTTCTATAGTTTATGTTATAGCCACTCTTGTACTATTAGGCATTTATGTAGTTAAATATTTCAAGGAAGTTAAATTATAAGTAATGACAGAGAACTTGGTTGAACAAATTATAAAACAACTGACTACGTTGGATTTACAAAGCGAGCCTATAGAAGATATTTATTCGAATATTTTCGAGATGCATGGTCTTTTACCAATTATTATTACGACAATTAATCCTGGAACTATTATTATACGTGGACGGAATTATAATATCAAGGAAAACTTTTCATTGGCTAAAAGTCATTCATATCCTCCTGCTGAGTTTGTAAAAGATTATGGGCGAGCCAATGTACCTAGATCTAGTATATTTTATGGTTCTATTAATCCAATAGATGATGATGGACCTGTAGCAAGAATAACTATACTTACTGAAATAGGAAAAACTTATAGAAGTCAGGCTGATAAAGAAACTATCGTTTACAGTAGCTGGGAAGTCATTAATCCACTTAATGTAATTACCATATGCTCTAGCCATTTATATAAATCACTGAATCCAAGAATAGTTGCTTTGCGAGAGGAATTTTGCCATAAATACTCTACTCATCCTGGATTTAAACTTATGGAATTACTGGGAAATGAATTTGCAAAAAAAGTTAACAACAATTACGAATATATGATTACAAGTATTTTCTCTGATATTGTTTGTGGATGTGAAACTTATGATGGGATATATTATCCAGGCGTTCAAGTTGATGGTGCAGGTATGAATATCGCATTAAAACCAGAGTCAGTTAATCGATGTCTGAATTTCTTAAGAGCATGTGAAGTCGATTTTATACGAGAAGGATTAAATATTGTAGAGGTAGGACGTAAAGATATTAAAATCAATGACTTTAAAATAGATTAATTATTAGTAACGAGCATGATATATTTTGGACATTTTATTTCTGCTGTAGTTTTTTTTCAGTTGTTGCCTCTCATTCCTTTGTGGTTTGAATATATGCATACTAATACCATTGAAATGGATTCGTATATTTTATGTGCTTCAATGTATTGCTTTACAACAGGATTCAGTTCCAAAGAAGAATGGATGTTAGGAGTTTGTTTTTTTATAGCAATAATATTAACGGCAATGTATAAAACTGATTACTCTGCTAATACTCCAGTTTTTCCGTTAAATAACGCCGTTACGTTTTGTTTACGTGCAGTTTTCTTAATGCATTTTATAGAACGTTTTATGAGGCACTGCATTCAAAGAGAACCGTTTTTTTTGTTTAATTTAAAAAAAGAAGATATATGATTATTGATATTATTCTATCTATAATAACTATTATTGTTGCTTCTTATGGAGTCATTAAGGCTATTCGCGCCGTCATTAATTTAACTAAGCAAGAAAAAGATTTTTACTCTTCATTATCTAAACGTGACATATATGAGATCTCTTTATTACTTAAAGCAAAACAACTACAACAAAAAAAGAATAACCTACACTCTAACATTCAAATCAGTGAAAAAGAATTTAAAGAATTGCAAGAAAAAATTATTGAATTAATAATAAAATCAGGAGAAACTAATGTCTTGGAGGGTATTAAACAAAAAGATAAAAAAGGGCAAGTCGCGTATATGAATAAAATATTACAGAATAGTGGTATCACAAAAGAAACATTAGTAACGACAGAGCCGTAATTCTTTGAATCATAATTTTCAGCGGAAACTCTCCAAAAAGTTTCCGCTTATTTTTTGCCCTCCTCTCAACATTTTATTACATTTGATTATAATTTTTATAGTGCATTTAATAAAATGGGGAAAATTATAAGTTGGTTAAAACATAGAAATCCTATACTCTGGATTGCTTATACTTGCATTATTATAGGATTATTCGTTTTAGGTAAATTCTTATTTCTCATAAGTGAGACCTATAATATTGGTGGTAAATTAACTCCTGAAGAAATGGCTCAAACCGGGCAGGTTGGTGATTTTATTGGTGGGGTTATTGGCTCTGTTTGGGCTTTGGCTGGGGTATTCTTGTATTTTAGCGCCTTAAAATTGCAACAACAAGAACTAAAAAGCCAAAGAGAGGAAATGGCTACTAGTCAAAAGCTTCTTGATCAGCAAATGTTTGAAGGAACTTTCTTCAACTTATTAAAGGCTCAGGAAAATATAAGGAATAGTATTCATGCTTATTTCTATTGGATAAATATCGATAACTATTCTAGAATAGAAGAAATAAAAGGAGAAAAACATGGAGTAAACTTTTTTGCTTTTGCCAAATCTGAATTAGATCGTCTGTATTATTTTATATTACACTATGATTCGCAGTACTGTACATTAGATTCATTGCAAGCAGAATTAGAACGTTTTAATAGGAGTCGTGAGTTTAATGAAAATACTTATTTTTATGATATACATGAGTTAGATGAATTAAAACTTTGGGTTGGGTTGCAATATTTAAGTATTCGTTATTCCATTGACGTTAATTATTTTAATAGGAAAAGAAGAAAAGAGGATGTAACAAAGAAAGTTACATACATATATTGGTTACTTTATTCGAGATATGAATTTTGCTTAAGTCATTATTGCCGGCATTTTTATAACTTGGTAAAGTTTTTGGATGATTATAATAATAAACTTTTATCTGGTATTGGTGAAGATGAACAAGAAAAGCGATTAGAAATAGAACACAAAATAAATAATTATCTATCATTCATTCAGTCAAGTACCTCTTCTTCTGAATTAATTATTCTATATTATAATATGCTATTGTTCCCAAAAGCAAGAGCCTTGTATGCAAGATATAACGTTTTTGAGAATCTTAACAAGGAAAATTTGTTACATGTGAGTCATGCCTCATTTTTTCCAGATATCAGGTTGAAGTCCGAAGATGATTTAAAGAGCCGGTTTATGAGTGAAGATGAAATTGAAAGCGAATAATTCTTCCAGCGGAAACTCCCCAAAAGTTTCCGCTTATTTTTTGTCCTCTTCTAAACATTTTATTACATTTGGACTATTATTTTTATAATAAATTTAATAGGGCAAATGAAAACACAAGATTTTGTCGCAATAGATTTTGAAACCATGACACCGGAATTGACCAGTGCATGCGCCATAGGACTTGTAAGAGTCCATAATGGGGTTATCAGCCAGAAGTTCTACTCACTTATCAAACCGATACCTGACTCCAGAACCGAACGCAACACTCATGTACACGGACTGACGGACGAAATGGTAGTTGAAGCTCCCACCTTCAGCGAACTGTTTCCGTTACTAAAATCATTTATTGAAGATCTTCCGATTGTATGTCATAACAGTTCCACAGATATCAATGTCTTTAGAAGCTGCATGGAATACTATAATCTGATTGGAATTGACCTAGCGCACTATGTTGATACACTAGAACTGTATGGAAAAGGGCTGAAAGCTTGCTGCGAAGAAAACGGTATCCAGCTTGTCAACCATCATGATGCACTGGTCGATGCGGAAGCCTGTGCAAAACTTTACCTTTGCTATCAGGGATACCTAGCGAAAGACCTGGCTCGCTACGACCTGAAGGAAGTGATGGCAAATAAAGAAACTCGCAGGTACGACCATGATACCCTGATACCTTTGTCTGAGGAAGATGTAGAAAACAAGGATACGATTTTCTTCCAGAAAAAAGTGGTGATTACAGGTATTTTTTGCGCTTATCCAGACCGTGATGAACTCGGTTCTATCCTGAAATCATTCGGCGCTGATGTTGACCGTGGCATTTCAGGAAAGACAAATATTGTCATTGTCGGAGAAGGGGCTGGCCCGTCTAAACTTAAGAAGATTGAAGAACTCAATGCCAAAGGAAAGAATATCCGAGTTATTTACGAGAAAGAATTGTGTGAAATCATGAATGAAATAAATAAAAATTGAAAATATGGCAGCAAAAAAAGAAAGTGTGAACCTTACTTATGATGCATTATGGTTCAAAATTTTTATGGACAGCTATGACATCAAATTTTATGGGCGTGAAATTTTTATATCCTCAGGTTTGTCTGGTAGACGAGATCTTTTTATGCAGATGTTAGGAAATGTTGGCGGCTATGCACGTACGAATGATTTCAATAAGGATATTGATGTCGTTGTTGTTTCCAATTATTTGATGGACAAATTCAAGGCTGGCGAGAAGGATGAGTTCTTCCAACTGTTGGAGGATGCCATTAATGGTAATAATACTCCCTACAGAAAGTTGAAATTTACTACAGAGAGTTTGTTACTGGATTATTTGAAAGACCGTGCCAATGGAAGGATACGGCAGAATCAGAAAGACTTAAGGGCTAAGGACAATACGGAAGACTTGAATGAACGTATTCAATCTTCTATTTCAAAAGATGAATTGATGCTGAGCATGATTAAGAAGTATAAAGATTCTGCTAAGGAATTACAAGAACAGAGTTTATTCTGATGTAATTTTATATATGAAGTTTTTCTTTTTATAAATTTATTATGGGAGGACATAAATTATGAGAAATGGTAAAATAATCTGCCCTATATGTAATTCTGATAACTTTCATTATGATAGGCTACAGGAAATATGGCTTTGTGAGAATGGACATCCTTATAAAGGGAAAAGAGGACATATTGGTTTTGCTGGCAGAAAGATATCTCACAGAACGACTCATTATAACAAGTCTCAAGATATATACTTAGAATTAAATTATTTTAAAGAAGTATCAGACAATAAAAATTATATGAATTCTCTTAGAAAGATAGATTCTAATAATCTTTTAGGTTGTACCAAATTATCTGCGATGGGCAGCAAAAAGAATAAAATTGACCGTAAATTTGGTGGCTTATCGGCTGGAAAAGCTTCTAAAAAAAATAAAACAGGACGTAGTTTTTAAAATGTTAAGATGATTTTATTTTTATAAGTGAGATTTAGATATGAACGATATTGATGAAGAAATAAAAAATGCATATGACAAATATACAACTAAGTTTTCTGATATTTGTCGAAATATTGTTTTTGCATTATTAGCTTTTGTTTGGCTGTTTTGCAAAAATACATCAGATGATCAGAATATATATTTTAAAATATTTTGGGATTTGATTATTTATTTAATAGTTGATGCAATCCAGTATCTTTTTACTGTATTATTTTCATTTGCATATTACCATATATTTAGAATATCACAAAAAAATGCTAGGGTATATATGCTTTTTTGTACGTGGATTTCATTTTTAATATTTATTAGTAAAATCATATTATTGGCATATATTTTGACAGTTATAAAATCTAATTTAGTGTATTTAAAATGATTCTCTTGCAATATGTTTTTTAGCCATATATTAAAGCGGAAACCCAAAAAGTTTCCGCTTTTTCTTTTGCCATTTCAAAACAAAAACATACATTTGTGCTGTCCTACATTTTGAGAAAGGCGTGCGAAGGCTCGCCAAATAACTTTGCTGCGGGCATTTTTTATGTCCATAGCTTTGCTATATACCTATATGGTTCCGACCCCCGTGTGGAGCGTTAATGCGCCCACTGCCTTTCTCAAGGTGTAGGACAACGGGAAAGCGGAACCTTTCTTGTTTCCTTTCCCGTAATTTTAATTACATATTGTTTCATTTTAAATGTCCTACAAAAATGAAAAATCAAATTGTATTGCCTGTTCGCCAGGCAAGAGAAAGCCGTATATCGTTATGGCTGGATCGTGAAAATTGTATCTTTTCCGCTCTTATGGAAGAGAGAGTATCAAACCGTCAGGCTGTGCTTGTTTCTCAGGTACTTGCTTCTTTCAGCATTCTCAGCTGTTCCTTTTTTATTCATTGGCTGGCTGCCGTTGCTTGCCTGTGCTGGTTTATCTGTTCCGTTCTGCTTTGCAAGAAAGGAGGTTTGCGATGACCGATTACACGCCACAACCCGCAACGTTCCGCGTAGACAAATATCAGGCATACGAGGATGGTAAAGTTCTGTTTGAACAATACACTATTTTCATGTATGGAAGTGATAAATTATGTTGTACACGTCCGGAGATGGAGCAGCTCAGTGAATTGATTCAAACCGCATTGAATGATAGAAAGGAGGCAGATCATGGCAAATAACAAAGTAGAGTTTGACAAATATATCCTTTATCGTTACTTCCAGGAATATCTTCCTGCCGATAAAGTAACAGATGATGTAATCTATAAAACTTCACAGCAGATCCAGGATGAACTGTCTGATATGGCAGAGATCAGCATTAACGATATCGCCAGGGCGATGGTGGATTTGGGCTATGAGCTTGTCATTTCCCCCGATGGCCGTCCGGCGTGGATTATGCAGCGCAAGTAACTGTATGCTTTTTTAATGATTGTAACCCATTTTTTCATTCAATAAAAAGGTGTGGCGTCGTGACGATGCTGCACCTTTTGTCTTTTTACTCATTTTCTGTACCTGGTATCTTTGAGGAAAACAAAGATTTATGCTTTCTATCATACAGGATATTCCGGATTTTGTTCTCTCGTCACAACTTGATATTGTGATAGAGGCAGATAAACAGGTGACCTTTTCTCTTTATAAAGCGGGAAACGTTATTCTGCAAGAAACATATACTCCGGATTCAAATAACCAGATACATATTCTTGATCTGTTCTCATTGCTGGAGCCGTACTTGCTTGAAGCTCCATTATGCGATTTCTCATATACATGTAGTGCGTCCGAAGAAACTTCTGTCAGCAAGACATTCATAGTGCTGTTATCTCAATATCTGATACATGGTACTGCTACCGATTTTGTAACCAATTATTTTCTTACGGCCCTTGCCGGATGCGATAAGGTTACTTCGTTTGGTCGTTCCGAGGTATTATATCTGACTACAGGTCACTTGGCTACAGGAGGGACTACTATTGCGGTGATGGTAGAATGTGTCTTTGTTGATGGTCAGAATAATGTATTAAAGACTACTCGTCCCTTGGGGATTGCAACCGATTACAGGATTAATTCGATAGATGCATCTCCTTCACGCTTTACCTTGTCAGGCTATAAGCTGCTTCGGTATACAGTTACGGCTGGTTCCAGAAGACAGGTTTATAGGATTGATCATGATGAACCAGACTCAGTTGGTATTAGGTTTCGTAATTCATTTGGGTGTATGGAAACCTTTTATTTTATAGGCACAGACAAGATTGAACCTGAACTGACTCGCAGTGCTGCATACTTCAATGGTATTTACAAGACATATTATATCGATGAGCAGCGCAAACATACACTTTCTACCGGTTATATTCCTGAATCTATGTATATGCTGGTAGATGATGTAGCACGGTCGCAGGAAGTTTATCTTATAGACGGATCAGAAGATATTCCGATTACGATTGTAGACAGTGATACACAGCGCGATACTTCAGATGATGGGCTGTTCTCGTTTTCCATTACTTATATTTTTTCTTCTCGTTGTCAGAATCGTTTGAAGCTGTTGCCTGAGATTTTTGATGATTCCTTCGATGACACATACAATTAGAGCCTATGAACGTAATACATATCAAAGACGCTTTGAGGTTGCTCGAATCCGGGCAGCCCTGTAATCTGAAACTGTGGAAACTTAGCACAGGCGATATTCTGGAATATCGTGGTGCGGTGTGTGTCGGTTCGCATTGGCGACGGGGTATTCACCGTGTCCGTCTTCCGGCATCCGGAGTAATTCGGGCTTTCCGCGACATATCTCTTTTCGAAATAAACAACATGACAATTTATCTCTAATATGGACAAAATAATTCCACAATACGATGACAACTTTATGCCAGGTGAAATATTCAACATAGAGTTTTCCAACGTAGCCACTGAAATGGCTTCTGTTACAGATAGCAGCCTGGTATTTGATGAAGATGCGGATATTCAGACAACGCCTGTTCCAGGGCGGAACGGCATGGCTTATGTCAATTTCGGTTCTGATAATCAGCTTCCGTTTGAGATTATCAAAATGATTGGAGTTGATGAAGTGATGAGTCAGAACAAATTGTTCAATGTCATAACCTGTTACGGAGCCGGACTGAAGTATATGGATGTCGATACCAGACAGCCGACAACACATCCTGAAATTAAAAGCTGGATGCGACGCAATAGTCTTCCGGCGTTCCAGCTCGAGCAGGCTACAGATATGAAGTATTTCTTTTTCTGTGTGTCGGTCATTATTCTTTCTCAAGATGGGCAGAGGATTAATCGTCTGGTACATAAGGAGGCTTGCTACTGTCGTTTTGAAAAAGCCAGGAATGGCAAGATAAACCATGTGGTTTATGCCAATTTCCGTAATAATGCTTCACTCCGCCCGGAGGATTACGAAGTCATCCGTCTGCTTGATCCGCGCGACCCAATTGGTGAATTGATGGTTTTAATGGGGCGTGAACCGGGGCGTGATGGCAAGGTTAAAGTAAGAACCAGTGAACGTAAGTTTGCGATTCTTGTACGGTTCCCGACACCTGGCTTCCAGTATTATCCGATACCGTATTATACCAGTATTTTCCGGGGCGACTGGTACGATATCAAGCGGTTGATTGGTAAAGGTAAGAAAGCAAAGCTCCGTAACCATGCTAGCGTAAAATATCAGGTCGAGGTTCACAAGGATTACTGGCGAAACATCTGTGAAGAAGATCATATCACCGACCCGCTGAAAAAGATGGAGCGCATCAAGAAAGAAAAAGAAAACATCAAGAACTTCGTTTCCGGCATTGAGAACAGCGGTAAGGTTTGGATCACCGGTTACTACATCGATCCGAACGGCCGTGAAGTCCGTATGGTTCGCATCAACGTGATTGAAACGGGCAAGGAGGGGGGTGACTGGAGCGAAGATATTCAGGAAGCCAGTAACATTACCTGCTATGGTGACAACATTCATCCTAATCTGGTAGGTGCTACTCCGGGTAAAGGACAGAGCAACAACTCTGGTTCAGACAAGCGCGAGCTGTTCACGCTCAAACAGGCACTGGAGATACCTTTTCATGATCTGATGAATATACCGCATAATATCGTTATCGAGTATAACGGTTGGAGTGAGAAAGTTTATCCGGATGTTCCCATGGTATTGCTCACTACTCTTGATCAGAACACCGATGCGAAGCAGAAGACAGCTTCGGATCTTGAAAGCAAATCATAAAACGAATCATTATGGCTATCACATTTTCACAAGAGATTTTCGAAAAGATATGTTCTTCTGCCACCCACTCTACGGCAGAGGTATATGACATGATTGCTCCACATCTGGATGACACTCTTCAGAGCATTAACCATGTGCTGTTGGGTGATATGGCAGATAAATTGGGGACCGTTCCAGGGCTCGAACAGGCAGTTACCAAACTGGTTTGTCTGCGTACCTATCAGGAGCAGATTCCGCAGCTTGATTTGGTATTGACTTCGACAGGATTCGGTGTGGTGTCTAATCAGAATCTGGCTCCGGCTTCGGCCGACAGAGTCAAGAACCTGTTGCAGCAAGTTACCAATGCAGCCGAAGATGCCTACGATTGGTGCTTGGAGCTGCTGGTCGGTACCGACTGGGCAGATACAGCACAGGCTCGTATCAATATCCCCAACCTGATATATACCGCCCGACAGCTGAAGATGTATGTTGAATTCCCCTCTTCAGACGTACATCGTTCTAAGCTGAATGAGTTTCGCACGAGAATGTATCAGGCAGAAGAAAAGATCCGGCAGCACGTATCGTCTGAGTTTTTCGATCATATCCTCGAACAGGCTCGGCACAATGCTTTCACAAAAGAAGAAACCGCCATGGCAGACTATATGTGCAAGTTTATAGGTTTTTGTATTATGGGGCACTGGCCGGCTGCAAAGAGCATGCTGGAGCGCATCGAGAATTATGCGGAATCCAAGGTAGAGGTATTTACCAGTTATAAGGACTCCGAGGCATACAAAGTCAAACATTTCCAGACTTACCAGAATGAAAAAGAAGATTCCGTATACTTTTGGGGGTAGGATTCTCGATTTCCGTTTTCCCACTTCCTGGAAGGAACTTAATCAGGAACAGCTTCGGTATGTGTTCCTGGTCATTACGCTGTTTCCACCGGTCAAGGCAAAGACCTATGTCTTTATGCGATTTACTGGAATACGTGTTCGCAAGCGGAATAAAGAAGGTTGGCTGTGCTCTTTCCGTTTGAACTGGCACAAGAAATTGAGGCTCATTCTTCAGGACTGGCAGATCCGTAGCTTTCTCCGGCAGATTGATTTTATTTCCGAGCCCAATGCTTATCCCGCCAGATTGGACAAGATTGGCGGCCGGTATGCTATTGATTCAATGCTGCATGGCCTGAGCTTCGAAGATTACCTTTGTTGTGAGAATTACTACCAGGGCTACTTGTATTCGCAGAACATTTCCCAGCTTAAATCTCTGTATACTTATCTCTATAAGAAAAAGCCAGGCATGAAAGGTTCGTTGCAGGCAGCCTTTTCCCGGATCAAAGAATACGAACTGGTTTCCGTATTTCTTTGGTGGGGTAGTGTTAAATTGTATTTTGCGTCCCAGTTTCCTCATTTTTTCCAGCCGTTTCAACGGTCAGTTGGTGCTGATCAGCCAGAACTACCCGACCTGATGGGTGCGATGAACACCCAGATTAGGGCACTGACAGGTGGTGATGTTACAAAAGAAAAGGAAGTCTTGCAAATGGACTGCTGGCGGGCTTTGACAGAGCTGGATGCCAAAGCACACGATATTCAAATTCTAAAATCAAAGCAAAATGGACACAAGTAAATTCTTTGACGGCCATACCTATTTCAAGGAACTGACCGAGAAAAACAAGCTGGCCAAGGCTAACGCCTTTTTCCCATGTTCCTGTAGCGGCATCAATTCTCTTCAGGATGTGCTTGACAAGTTCCGCCGTCAGTCCGCTTTCGTCTGCATCGACGATACCAACGATGCAGCTACCGAACAGATCGGGGGCGGCTGGTTCAAGAAGCGTACCTTCACAGTATTTCTCCTGATACGTTACCGTTACGATGACATGAGTGATCGTGCGGCAAAGCTAGATATCTGTCGGCAACTCTTCCGGCAGTTCCATTCCCGTATGATCCGTGACAAATACATATACGAAGATCTGGACTTATCCTTTCTGAATGTATCCAGAATCTACACCCGTGAACTGGGTGAGTATTTTATATCCGGCTGTACCGGCTTGTACTTCATGGTCGAGCTGACTGAACCGACTGATCTGTGTTATAAGGAGGACGAATGGGATGGCTAAGACAGACAATAACAGACCGGCAGCAACTGACGAAGATCGTAAGAAATATCAGGAAGCCTGGGCGGAAATGATGGTGACAATCTGGCGTGAGAAAATCGAACGGCTGCACGTCATCAATACCTACTCATTGCATCAGCAAATTCGGGATAACGTGATATCATCTACTGACTCTGTATCTACTATCCAGCACAAGTTCCTCGAGTATGGTATCTACCAGGACATGGGTGTTGGCAACGGGTATACTAAGGGTAATGGCGGTGACTTGCAGATTTTAAATCCTATATATCGAGAGGAACACGGGCTTAACGTTCCTCGAAAAGTAGGCCCTAAGCCTGGTGGATATTATACATCTGGTAATCCCCGTAAACCTCGTGAATGGTTTTCACGTCCCTACTTTGCGTCGATCATGGTGCTGAAAGAACAGATGGCGTACATGTACGGAGAAGAGTTCTGTGGTTTGCTGGTAGATAAAATCGAAGAAGCAAACTATAAGCGCAGCACAACACTCAAGTCACGTTTGTATGGGACTCGTAAACGTAAATAAACTTATGTCTTTTTGTAGTATAACTCGGTAAGTTTACTTCGTAAAAAACTCAAGATTATGGCAACAAAAACATTCGAAGAACTAAAACAACTGGCAATACAGATTCGTGATGAGAAAACGAACAAACAGAATACCGCTACACGTATCGGTACACAAATGCTCGAGCATCTTGATAAGCTCGAACAAGACTACTATGACAAAACAGCTACTGATGAAGAACTGAAAGAGCGGGATGAAAAACTTACCGAGCTAGAGAGAAACAATTATATTGAAACATTTCCATACAATAAAATTGTAGATATTAGCAGCGGTTTTGAAAATGGAATATTAAGGAATGATGGAAAATTAATTTCATTTGAGGGTTATACAACGTCTGATTACATAGATATCAATGCCTTTGAAAATAGCACGTTAATTTTAACATTGTTTTCGGGAGAGCAAGAGGTATCTAATCTATATCTTATAATTGCATTTTATGATAAAAATAAAAACTTTATAAATGGTATATACAAAGGATATATCGGGAATAATATACTAAGATCTAATAAATCAGTAAAGTATATTAGATACATAAAAAAAGAAAAAAATATATTAAGACAATGCTATTATAACTTTGATTTATATAATTTTCTTACATATCATAATGACAATAAAAATAATGGCATTTTTGGAAACTACTACAATCCAACAGAAATAATTGAAGTTACATTTGAAACCGGATTATTAGTAAAAGGAAGTATAAATACATCTTTTCAAGGTTTTCAAACATCAGAATATATAGAGTGCAATGAAAATGATTTGATGCTATTGTATAATATATTAAACATTTCAAGTGGGTATGATATGTTTGCTTTTTACGACAAGGATAAAAACTATATAACATCATATCCATGTAATAATACAACATTGTTGAGAAAATATGTGCCGATAATAAAGCCTTATGGAGCATATTATCTAAGATATTCAACTCAAAATAGTGAAAAGTTGCTATATAAAGCAATTTCATCAAGTCTGTATAGTGATATTCAAGGGAAACTCAATAAAGATAACATTGTAAGATTTGGATTGTCTATTGCTCCAAGTGAAATAATATTAAACAAAAGATTTAACCAAACATCGGGTGATATTTTAGATGCAAACGGATTTGCTTTATTTAAGTATGAGATAACAGATGAATCTGATATTGAATATTACAACGCATCTTTTACATCGCAACAATATGTACCCGGAGTATATTATTTTAAAGACGATGAATATTTGGGTAATCAATATGCAACAAGTAGTACCGTTACATATTATGAAAATAGTAAATTAACATTGAAAGAAGAAACTAATATTATATATCTATGCTGTAATGTTCAAGAAAGTATAGCTACTGAAGAATTGGCACAAAAATATCTATCATTGAGAAAAGTTATTATAGGAGATTATAATACTTATGATAAATATTATACCAATTTTCTGATTAAAAGATTATCAGAAAGTCAAATTGACAATAAATCATTAATAAGTTCTTTTTGGTATGGGAAAAAAGCAGTGCAATTTGGAACATCGATACCAGCAGGAGGAACATGGAATGTAAATAATAAAGATTCTTATCCTCTAATTGCAGCTAATATGTTAGGACTAACAATGTATAATGAAGCTGTTGGTTCAAGTAAGGCAAAAGGTGGAACAACCTTAGAATGGTGGGAACCATATAGTAGAAGAATGGGACAAACTGTTCAGGAAAAACTTGCAGCATTTAATGATATGTGGACAGTTGATGATAATTTGAAAACTGTCACAAATGGTCCAAGAATAATGGGGTTTGCTCCTAACACTGTTCCAAATATTACTACATACGACGATGCAGTAAATTTAAGACATTTAGTTGTGCAATGTAGTTACGAGGTTAAATTGGTGGCAAAATATTTGTTAGCTAATAATATTAATTATTTGCAAGACAAATTAGGTAGTATGTATGACGTGTTAACATCATACAGACCACAAGATTGGGAGTATAAGGATGTTGATTTATTTATATTTGACCACGGTCATAATGACAGTTTAAGGGAGGCAGATTTATCAGTTGATATAGATTCAAATGATATTACTACTTTCTTTGGAGCAATGAATACTTACATATCACTAATTTATCAATATAAACCTCAAGCAAGAATATGTGTTATATCTGATTATGCAAATTATAATTCAGATAATAAAACAATAGAATGTCAAGAAAAACTTGCATTAAATTGGTCATTACCTTTTTTTAATATTAGCAATACTTTGCCGTTTAAAGCAAGTAATAAAAAGGTTGTTACATCCGGATATTGGGATTATAATGGTATATGGCATGATAATGGTTTTACATGGAGTGAAACGGAAGATAGTTATACGACTAATGCTAATCTTAATGCGAGGTTAAAAGGGGATGGAACATTGGCTCAAGTTAAAGTAAATATAAACCCACGGCAAATAAATGGCATTTGGGTATATGATATAGATATTAGGTCAATGTTTATATGCGATGATTTACACCCTCATAGCGATAAATCAGGTAAGTGTTTGGCTATGTACGCTAAAAGCGAAACAGCCTTTTTGCAAAGTTTTGGTATAGGTTAGTAGAGTAACTCGGTAAGTTTTCTAATAAATATCCCCTGCAATTATAAGTTGCAGGGGTTGTCTTTTTATGCCCTTCTTTTCCACAATACTTTTGAGAAAAACACAAAATAAACATGGAAAAATATGTAGAATTTATCACACAAGACATCCGCTCAGGCGTGATGATCATCTTTATTTGTTTGGTACTAATTTGCTGCGTTTGTTTGCTGGATTTATGGACAGGAATCGATGCAGCTCGGGCTAACAAAGAAAAAATTTGTAGTCGGCCACTGCGCAAGACCGGTGCTAAAATTGTCGATTACTTCAGGTTATTGTTGTACTTCATTATGATTGATATACTGGGATTGTGTTTCCCCTGGTATAATCTACCCTATGGAGCAATCATTGGGACTCTTGGCGTGATGATTGTAGAAGGTTTATCCATCATTGAAAATCTTCGAAAGAAAAAGAGTCATGCAGCCGAAGTTGCAGATATGGCCGTTCGCATCATGGAATGTGCTACACCGGATGAAGCTCAAAAGATTATCAAAACGATTAAGGAGGGCGTGAAAAGATGAAACAGTTACCACGAGGCCTGAGAAATAACAATCCAGGCAATATCCGCAATTCAGATGCTACCGACTGGCAGGGCGAGGTTCCTGCTTCTAAGAAACAAGACAACACCTTCGAAGAATTCGAAGACATGGCACATGGTTATCGGGCTTTGATCAAGCTGCTGCAGAACTACCGTCGTAAGTACGGATGTCAGACGATTGCAGACTTCATCAGCCGTTGGGCACCCAGTACCGAAAACAACACATCCGGATACATTTCTCGCGTATGCAAGGAAATGCAGGTACCGACTACCTACGTTCCGGATGTAGAGGATAAGGCAACCATGTGCGCTTTTGCAGCTGCTATATCCCAGGTAGAGAACGGTGTTCCTGCCGTAATGTCGGATGTTGAATCAGGCTGGAATTTATTATGAGACCATTTATTCTTACATTCTTTACAATTGTTTTTTGTTCGGTGTTTCTCGGTTGCAAGACTGGGAAACACCTTACTTCCGACAATCACACGCAGATCATCGTACATGATAAGTTGGTACCGGTCTTCAAGCCTGCGGATTCCGCATCCATCCGGGCTTTGTTGGAGTGTGATTCAAATGGTAGGGTTGTGCTTTCCTGGTTGGATATGGTACAGTCGGAAAACGCACGCCTCCGGTTCAAATTGGATTCTATGGGTAATCTGATGGCGGACTTTAAGGTTCCTTCAGATACAGTCTTCATACCAGGCAAAGACAGTACAATTATCCAAAAGACTGTGCAAATGGTAGAGGTGGAGAAAGAGCTTACGTCATGGCAAAAATTCTGCGTGGTGTTCACCGTTGTAGGGCTGATTCTCATTGTGCTGTTTGCATTTTTCAAAGTTCGTTCAATCTTAATTAAAGCATAATATGGCAATAGACCAGATAGCGACCGTAGAGGTCCGGGTAAATGGCGAGGAAGCCAAGCAGGAACTCAAGAATCTGGAGGCGATAGCATCCGGATTAAAAAAAGAACTGGCTGATGCTTACGAAGCTGGTGATACGTCTAAGATTAAACAGGTTACATCCGAGCTTCGTAAGACTGAAGCGCAGATTAAGACGTTGAAGAAAGATACTACGGCGCTTACTGAGGTGATGAACAACCTTGATAAAGCAACGCCGAAAGAACTTCGTGCTACTCTGACGGCCATTAATCGGCAACTGAATAGTGGTTACATCAAGCGAGGATCTGCGGAATGGAAATACTACCAGCAGCAGGCTAAACTGGTGACAGCCGAACTTCAGAAGATCAAGACGGAGGTGCAGGAAACCGAAAGCTGGATTTCTCGCTTCAATAACGGGCTGACGAAGTGGGGCGGCTTACTGGCGACTGGTGCTGCTACACTCACTGGGGTTTCCATGGCATTGAATACCCTTCGTAATAACCGTGACTCCAAGGAATCTTCTCAAGCAGAGCTGAAAGCTTTGACTGGGTTGGACGATTCATCTATTCAGTGGCTTACCGAACAGGCAGAGAAACTGTCTACTACCATGGACGAATCCGGTTTACGTATCCGCCAGTCATCCGACGAGATCCTTCAGGCATATATGTTGATCGGTTCCAAGAAACCGGAGCTTCTGAAAGACAAAGAAGCACTGAACGCCGTTACCATCGAAGCCATGCGTTTGGCGGCAGCTGCAAAAATTGATTTGAAGGATGCAGTAACGGCAACTACCGTATCTCTGAATATGTACGGTGAATCTGCTGATCAGGCGGCACGTTACGTGAACGTGTTGGCCGCTGGTTCTAAAGAGGGTGCCGCTGATGTTTCTGCCCAGGCTGCCGCAATCAAGAATGCAGGTGTGGCTGCGTCCGGAGCAGGGGTGAGTATCGAACAGCTTGGAGGCACAATCCAGATGCTGGCGGAGAAAGGACTGGAGGCAGAACCAGCCGGTACGGCACTTCGTAAGTTCCTACTGGTATTACAGACTGGGCCGGATGAAACGAATCCGAAAGTGGTTGGGTTGCAGACTGCGCTCGAGAACCTGAATAAAAAGTCACTGTCGGCTGCACAGATCCAGACTATGTTCGGTGAAGAAGCTTATTCTGCCGCTACCATTTTGATTGATAATGCGGATAAGGTACGTCAATATACCGAAGCTGTGACGGATACCAATGTCGCCATGGAGCAGGCAGCCATTAACTCTGATACCAACGAGGCTAAAATGGCGCAGTACCGCAATAGCATTAAAGAGGCAGGTATTGAGCTGATGGAACGGCTTAACCCATCGTTGTCACTCCTGACCGGATGGACTACGAAGATCATCGTGGCTCTTCCAAAACTGATAGATTGGTTTATAAAGTACAAAGGAATTATCATAACATCAACAGCTGCTATTACTGCATATACTGTCACGGTAAACGCATCCACAATAGCTACCAAGCTGTACGAAACCTGGACAAAATTGGCAACAGTAGCAACACGAGGTTTCAATACGGTACTAAAGGCAAATCCTTTTGGGTTAGCTGTAGCTGGTTTGACGGCTATTGCAACGGCTCTGATGACTTACGTGATTCCGAACACTCGGAAAGCCAAAGACGAGCAGAAGTCATACAATGAGGAATTGGAGAAAATGGCTAAAATTTCAGATTCGTTTGTTGATATAAATAAGCGTGCTGATAATTTAAGCAAATTGAATGATCGTCAGAAACAGAATCTTAAAACAGATGCTCAAGAAGAGTTGGCTATTATAGAGGATAAACTTACCAAAGAAGAAATCGCTTACAACGAACAGTTTGAAAAAGAAAGAAAACGTATTCAGGAACGTGACGATATAAATGAAACTACAAGAAAGGTTCTGTTGAAGGGACTTGATGGTAAATTCAAGGCGCAAAGACAAGCGATTGAAGCTTTGGCTAAGCAAAGGACAGAACTTCAAAATATCATAGATAAAATTCCTGATATAGCAACTCCGGTTGTGGATCCAGATCCTATTGAAGACGGAAGCAATGGTTCTCTTGCAACAAAAGAAAATCCTCAGGTAACGGCAGAAAATAAACGGTACTACGATGAACTGGCAGATCTGAAGAAGTCGTACCTCGCCAGCGACGAGATGACGCAGCAGGAATATAGTCGGTTCATGGAAGATCTGGAGATGCGTCATCTCGAGAATATGCTGGCCATTGCTGGACTGGAACCGGAGAAACGGCAGCAGATCGAGCAGAAAATCCTCGAAGCACGAATTAAGTACAAAGAAGAGTGTGAGAAATTGGATGAAGAAGATGCTAAAAAAACATCCGAAGAAGCGTTCTCCAGCCTGGAGAAACAATACCAGTTGGAGATAGAGAAAGCTACGCAAAAACATTATGACGGTTTGTCATCCGAGCAGGAATATCGTCAGCAACTGATAGACATTCAAAATGAATATTATGATCAGGTGCTTTCTTCTTCTGAAATTTCCGAAGAAAAGAAAGCTGAGATTATTGACAAAAAACAAAAAGAGAGTCTTGAAAAATCCCGTAAAAATTATGAAGAGAATCAGCGTAAGATAAGAGAGCAGCTTTCTTTTGCGCAAAATATCGGACAACAATTTGGAGAAGCATTTGCGGAAATGCTGACTGATTCAGAAACATCTTTGGGCGACTTTATGAAGGAAACTCTAAACATCATACTGGATAGTCTTCAGAAGATGATGATTGCTTATATTGCTGAAACACAAATGAAGAATATAGCGACCTTAGGTTTCATTGGACTAGCTAAAGCTGCAGCTGAGATAGCATTAATTACCGCGGCCTTCCAAACGGCAAAGGCTGTAATAAATGGTTTTGAAACGGGTGGTTACACCGGTACTGGTAGACATGACGAACCCAAAGGAATAGTCCATGCCGGTGAGTTTGTCGCTAATCGTTATGCCGTGCAGAATCCGGCTGTTCGTCCGGTTCTGGATTTAATAGATCAGGCGCAGAGGAACAATACCATCGGTAGCCTGACTGCAAAAGATGTTTCTGCGGTGTTGTCGGGTGTTGCTTCGACGACAAACAATACCTATTATCAGCAAAGTGTACCTGCTGATAACGGAATGTCTGTTATCATGCTCGAGGCTGCTAAGGTGATAGATGCACTAAACAGGAGATTGAACGAGCCAATATATACATACACACGTGCTACTGGCAAAATGGGAGTAAACGAAGCTCAGGATCTGGTAGCACGAATGAAAAATAATGCATCGAGGAGGGTAAAATTATGACGAGATTGTTTATCGACAGTCAGGAAGTTGTGCTATCTGAAAACTTTGAACTCGAACTGATAACAGAGAATCCATACTTCACCCGCAATGGGGAATATACTTATGATATTGATATAGATTTAAGGGATGCTCACAATAGAAGTATTTATCAGAATATAAACAGATCTGATGTAACAAAAGGGATAAAGAATCGCAAGGCGACATTAATGTCAGGGGCTCTTGAAATCATATCGGGCATGGAGGTTGTTCTTTCAATTGAAAATTATACGGCTAAAATTCAGATCGTAGCAGGAAACTCGCAGTTGAATTATGAAGGCGGTGATACAAACATACGAAGTATGCTTCTTGATGGAATATCCATGTCATCACAGGAAGCGGTCAATACGTTGTTTGGCAATTTCCCGGAGTATAATGTGGTATATCCTCCGATTGTTAATTACACTGAATCAAATGGAGATATGTCGATATTAAACAACGTGCAGGTGGGCGAAGATATATCCTTCACAGACGTAGAAAACATATCTCCTCAGTATTATCTGTTGTACGTGATAGAGAATTTGATCACGAAGTTGGGCTTCACAAAAGGAGTGAACGAACTCGAGGATGATCCTGTATGGAGCAGGTTGTTTATCGTTAATCCATATAAGGATTCCATACTGCAAGAGCTGCTGCCTGACTGGACGATAAATGAGTTTATCGAACAGATTGAACTCTTCCTGGACTGTATTATATCTATTGATAAGGTTAATGGTAGGTTTAATATTATCAGTTTGAATAAGTATTTTGAAAATCAGGATATTGTTTATTTAGATAATGTTATTGACGACAGTGTCGAAAAAACATTTGACGTAGATACTAATTATGCTTTTGCTTATAAATATGTATCCTATGATTTACCCAGTGACAAATATTACAATTATCTGAAGCTTAAAGATGGAGTCAGAGAGAATTGTTCTATTGTTTCTAGTCCTGAATGGGATGACTTCCAAACTCAATATGAACAATATTACTCAGGACCATATATTCTACATTCAGATGACTATGGACTCGATTATGTTGTTACAGATTATTCTGTTTCTGGAGAAACCAAAAAAGGTTTGATAATAGTTGATCGATTTAAGGATGCAGGTGATTTGGATTCACGGGATAAGAGTTCATTTCAGATAGTTCCTGCTGAAATAGAAAAAATCTCAATATATAGTGTAACTGGTGGACGTTATCTGATTGGGCCGGCTGTAAAGAAATTGAAAACGGATCCTGGCAGCAATGCTATTAATGATTTGATAAATAGCTCTGAAGTTAAAAGTGATATTCCGGATAAATTGTACGTAGGTATTTATTATGGTATACAGAAAGCGTTGAACAGAGGCCCCAATGAGTTTCCTGGTGAGTATTGGGATAAAATGCCAATGGGTTCGAATGACAGATATTTTATTCAAGAACCGACGACACTTGGTGGTAATCAGGCTATTCTTACCTTACCCGATTATACGATTACCTTGGATGGTGACAATGGTCTGTTTAATCGAATCTATAAGAATAAACGCGAGATAGACACATCTGTCGAATATACTTTTCAGTTTTTGACGAATACTGTATATAAGCTTGACCGGATCTTTGTTATACGAAATAAACGGTATTACTGTAAAGAGATTCGCTACAAAATTACTCCTAAAGGTATGGATAAAATAGCAGAGGGAGTTTTCTATTTGGCTGAATAGAGTTTTCTTCATCTTTGGGTGGGTATTCGTTGTGAAACGGATACTCTACTAAAATTCCCCTTCGAAATGCTTGGTTTCTTCATGTACCGTCATATTGCTACCCTTCAGATACTTATTGGTTGTGGAGATATCTGCATGGCGGGCCTGGTCACGGGCGATGACAATACCTTCAGCATTGGCCAGGTCACGTATTCCTGAATCCTTCAGGGAATAGAATTGATAACTGTCTGGGAATCTCAGCTTTTCACGTACCTTATTGAAGTAGTTTCTGTACACTTTTGTAGTAACCTTTTCTTTCGATGGTTTGAATCCTTTTCCAAATAGATAATAATCACTGGGATTTTTGAAGACATCAAGATCAAGCATTGCTTTAATGAGCTTGTCATTAAGACCGACCATGCCGTCTTTGCGGTTCTTGCTGATGCTTGATGCGATGAATACCTTTTGTTCCTTCAGGTAGATGTCGGATAACTTGATATTGGTTATTTCGTCCGGACGGATAAAGGTATAATAAGCGAACTGGCATAAGAACAGGAAATATGGATTCTCTTTCTTGAGATATTTCTTCAGTTTTTGTATGTCTGTAATTGATAGGGCAGACCGTTTTTTCTCCTCTTCCTGTAGCATGCGGATGTTTTCTACCGGATTCTTGATAAGGTACTGCTTTTCCATCATCCAGTTACAGAGTGAAGACAGCCAGGTACGATAATTGTTTCGGGTTCTGGCTGAAGAATCACGGTCGAGCAGTATATAATCTAAAAAGTCAGAAATGAAAGGTTGGTCTATCTGATAAGCATACACGATAGCCGGTATGTGTCTGGCTGTGTATTCTTCAAATACTCGTAGCCGTTTCTCATAATCCTTTAGCGTATTCTCTTTAATGGTACCGGCGGCATACAGTTTCTCCAGATATATATGATACCTTTGGATAATATCTATATACGGTGTGTATTGTCTTGAGTTCTCGACATTTGCCCACGGATTCCAGCCGGAACGGAGCTTTATATTAAGGTTTGTGATGATTTCGTTAGCCTGGCGGCGACGGTCGGTTATCTTTGGTATTCCATCAAGCATATACTTTTTGCGCTTCATTTTCTGTTCAAGCGGATCGTATGCTGAGAAGTCAATATACCAGTTTTTGCCTGTGTGCAGCTTGGGTGGAGTGTACGAAATTATACTGGCTAAGGAAGCACTTTTCTTATGGTTTGAAAACATTTTTTTCTACGTTTTTCGAGTTCGAAAACGCAGTACG